GATTGCGAAGGCTGTGGCTCATGAGGTCTCCTCGGTCATTTATTATTAAGCCATTTAACGGGCGCCGGTATGATAACATCAAGGACATCGGCGGCGTAGACTTTATTGTCAGCTCCTCAAAAGAGGACCACAAGGTGTCTAATAGGTTTGCCGAAGTTCAGGAAGTGCCCATTGGTTATGACGGCCCAATCGGGAAGGGAGACCTACTGCTCGTTCATCACAACGTGTTTAAGTTTTACTATGACATGCGTGGCCGTGAGCGCAGTAGCCACAACTTCTTTCAGGACGACACATTCTTTATTGATGAGGGGCAGTTTTTCTTATACAATGATGGCAGTGAATGGAAGACAACCGGCAAGTACTGCTTTATCAAGCCGGTCGAGACGAAGGACTACTACATCTCTAAGCCCGGATCCGAGGAGCCGCTTGTTGGAACTATCCGCTACATTACAGATGAGCTGATTGCCCATGGCTTAAAGGAGGGAGACGAGATTGCCTTTACCCCTGACAGCGAGTATGAGTTTAATGTTGAAGGCGAAAAGCTTTACAGGGTAAATAGCGGAAACATTTGTATCTTGCTATAATGGACACCACTGAAATTAAATTACAAATTATCAAGGCTGGAGAACGCGCTGTGCGTGAGCTAATTAAGGTTGCACAAGAGGACATTATCAAGCCTAATCCGGACGACGAGCTCGCCGCGGATAGGCTTAAGAATGCTGCCGCCACCAAAAAACTGGCAATCTTTGATGCATTTGAAATTCTCTCCCGCATAGAGGCCGAGCGCTCAGCGCTAGAGTCTCCAGCTGAAGAGGGTAAATCACGAGGAGGCTTTGCAGAACGAAGAGCAAAATAAGATATACGATGTCATCTATGATGTCGTTCCTGCCGCTACGATAAAGTCAAAGAACAAGGCTAAGTCCTGGGTTTATGGCTACGATGAGGAGCATGACATCGTCGTGATATCTAAGGATGGGACCATTGGCGACATCTACAATATAAGTGGTTTACTTGTGGCGCTGCCCAGCCAGCCAGAAAAAGTATATGCCCGCAGCAAAAAACAGGCGGAGCAGTACTGGGAGCCTAACGAATACCCAAAAGAACTCAACAAGATAAAGTCCATATTTGCTTGGCACGACATGTCTTCTGAGTTTAAGAATAGATGGGTCGACTATATTGAGGACGAGTTCGACCGCCGAGACAATGGCTTTTGGTTTATGAACGATGGATTGCCTACGTATATAACGGGGTCCCATTACATGTACCTTCAGTGGACCAAGATTGACATTGGACTTCCGGACTTTCGTGAGGCTAACCGAATATTCTTTATATTCTGGGAAGCTTGCAAGGCTGATGTTCGTTCGTTCGGCATGTGCTACCTGAAGATTCGCCGATCTGGATTCTCCTTTATGGGCTCATCTGAGACTATCAATATAGCCACCATGGCTAAGGACTCTCGTATTGGCATTCTGTCCAAGACCGGATCGGATGCCAAGAAGATGTTTACGGATAAGGTCGTGCCCATCAATAGCAACCTGCCCTTCTTCTTCAAGCCCATTATGGATGGCATGGATAAGCCGAAGACAGAGCTCGCATACCGTGTTCCAGCCTCTAAGATTACAAAGAAGAATATGTCCAACACGGAAGCGGATGACGTAGAAGGGCTGGACACTACCATTGACTGGAAAAACACAGCAGACAACAGCTATGACGGCGAGAAGCTACAGTTGCTGATTCATGACGAGTCGGGCAAGTGGATGAAACCGGACAACATTCTAAACAACTGGCGCGTAACAAAGACCTGTCTTCGATTGGGCTCTAAGATTATTGGTAAGTGCATGATGGGGTCCACTTCTAACGCTCTGGATAAAGGCGGTGACAACTTTAAGAAATTATACTACGATTCTGACATGTCAAAGCGAGGAGCTAACGGCCAGACCAAAAGTGGCCTATACTCTTTATTTATTCCAATGGAGTGGAACTTTGAGGGGTATATTGACCGATATGGAATGCCTGTCCTAACTGCTCCAGAACGCCCCATAAGCGGTATCGATGGAGGAACCATTAAGATAGGTGCGATTGACTACTGGAACAATGAAGTGTCCTCCCTTAAGTCTGACTCTGATGCGCTTAATGAATTCTATCGTCAGTTTCCGCGAACGGAGTCTCACGCTTTCCGTGACGAAAGTAAGGCGTCTATCTTCAACCTTACCAAAATATACCAGCAGATTGACTACAACGACAGTTTAATAACGGAACACTTTATTACACGCGGCTCGTTTCACTGGCTTAATGGCGAGAAGGACACTAAGGTGGTATGGACTCCCGACAAGCACGGGCGATTTAAGGTCTCTTGGCTGCCGCCAAAAAACTTACAGAACAATGTCCACACGCGAAATGGAATGAAGCTTCCGGGCAATGAGCACATTGGTTCTTTTGGTTGTGACTCCTACGACATCTCTGGCGTTGTTGGTGGCGGCGGGTCTAATGGGGCGCTGCACGGGATGACGAAGTTTCATATGGACGACGCCCCTTCAAATCATTTCTTTTTGGAGTACGTAGCAAGGCCTCAAACCGCAGAAATATTCTTTGAGGATGTACTGATGGCCTGCGTTTTCTATGGCATGCCAGTGCTTGCGGAGAACAACAAGCCTCGATTGCTTTATCACCTTAAGAACCGAGGGTATAGGGGCTTCAGCCTTAACCGTCCAGATAAGCATGCAAGCAAGCTATCCAAGACCGAGCGCGAACTTGGTGGGATTCCCAATACGTCTGAAGACGTTAAGCAGTCTCACGCTTCTGCCGTCGAGTCGTATATTGAAAAGCATGTTGGCATAGATATGGAGGGAACATATAGACCCGTTGACGATATGGGGGAAATGTATTTCACAAGGACGCTTGAAGATTGGGCTCGTTTCGACATTAACAACCGAACAAAGTTTGACGCAACCATTAGTTCAGGTCTTGCCATTATGGCCAATCAAAAGCATATGTATCTGCCTGAGCAAAAGCAATCAAAAATAAGCATTAACTTTGCTAGATATAATAATCGCGGATCACGAAGCGAACTACTACAGTAAATGAAAGAGGTAACTATTAATATATCTCCAAACGGATTTCCTAGTCAGTTTGTATCCGATGCGGAGAAAGCTACTGACGAATTCGGCCTCCAGATTGGACAGGCTATTCAGTACGAGTGGTTTCGCAAGGATGGGAATAGCTCTCGTTACTACGCTCAGCTTCGGGACTTTATGCGTTTGCGGCTATATGCGCGCGGCGAGCAGTCTGTAGCCAAGTATAAAAACGAGTTGGCTATTGATGGAGATCTCAGCTACCTAAACCTTGACTGGACGCCGGTTCCAATTCTACCAAAATTTGTAGACATCGTTGTAAACGGAATGTCTGACCGTTTGTTTACGGTAAAGGCTCACGCTCAGGATGCTGTATCATTAGATAAGCGCACCAAGTTTCAGCGCGAGATTGAGAACGAGATGGTTGCACGGGAGGCCTTGACCAAAATGTCTGAGGCTTTCGGCATTAACCCATTCCAGAACGACCCCATGAAGTTGCCAGAGGACGACCAAGAGTTGTCTCTACACATGCAACTAAACTATAAGCCAGCCATTGAGATTGCCGAAGAGGAAGCTGTCAATACTATTTTGCAGGAGAACCACTATGAGGACATCCGCAAACGTGTTGACTATGACCTTACCGTGCTTGGCGTCGGCATGTCTAAGCAGGAGTTCCTCCCCGGAGATGGCGTTAAGATTAGCTACGTCGATCCGGCAAACGTGGTGTATAGCTACACCGAAGACCCTCAGTTCAAAGACTGCTTCTATTGGGGAGAGATTAAGACGTTGCCCATTACGGAGCTGCTAAAGATTGATCAGACTCTAACGAACGAGGACTTAGATACTATTTCAAAGTATAGCCAGAGCTGGTATGACTACTTCAATGTGGCGCAGTTCTATGAGAACGATGTATTCGCTCGCGATACGGCTACTCTCTTGTACTTTAATTATAAGACCACCAAGAAGTTCGTATATAAAAAGAAAGTTCTTGAAGATGGCAACGCTCGTGTCATCGAGAAGGACGACACATTCAATCCTCCGGCAGAGATGATGGAGGAGGGTAACTTCACAAAGATGGAAAAAACCATCGATGTGTGGTACGAGGGCGTCATGGTGATGGGAACAAACATCATGCTTAAGTGGCAGATGATGGAGAACATGGTTCGTCCTAAGTCCGCATCTCAGCATGCTATGCCAAACTATGTAGCAGTAGCTCCTCGCATGTACAAGGGTAACATCGAATCTTTAGTTCGTCGAATGATTCCATTTGCTGACCTGATTCAGATTACGCACCTTAAGTTGCAACAGGTCATTTCACGTATGGTCCCAGATGGCGTATTTATTGACGCTGATGGACTAAACGAAGTCGACTTGGGCAATGGGGCGTCATACAATCCAGAAGACGCACTGCGCCTTTACTTCCAGACAGGTAGTGTCGTTGGACGCTCCTATACTCAGGACGGTGAATTCAACAATGCCCGCGTGCCCATTCAACAATTGACTGGGAACTCTGGGCAGCAAAAAATGGCTGCGCT